AATTATGACTAAGTTATCCCAATTAGAGAAAGGTAAGGAATGAAAAAACCAATCATTGTAAATTTTAAGAAGGTTGGGAAGTTCGATAAAATTTGTAAGTATTGCCACCAGATAATTAAAGGAGCTTTAAGAGAAACATCAGAAAAAGGTGATTACGAAGGAACGATTTGTTCGGACAATGAAAATTATTGGCATTTTAAATGCGAAAAATGAATAAAGAAGAAACAAAAGTAAGGTCGTTAAAACCGATTAAGCTGAAAGATAAACAAGGCCGTAGTAGGCTAGTTTTAAAGTTAGAAGATATTTTTGGTTTTAAAGTGGAGACTTTAGTTATAGATAAAGTTAAGGGTCAATCAAGTAAAATCATTATATCCGCCATTATCACAGAGGAGGTCTTAAAGAATGAAAAGAACGCCATTGAAAAAAACAGGAAAGAAATGGAAAGTCTGGCAAAAAGCAAGACAAAAACTCTTAAACGGCTTGAAAAAAAGCGGAGAATATAAGATTGAAGGAACAAAGGTCTATGGTATCTGTAAGGATTGCTTTAAATACCGGCTACTGACACCAGACCATAAGATAAGACGGAGCAAGGGTGGAGAGCATACAAAAGAGAACATAGACTGGATTTGTAAGCGTTGTCATATAGAAAGAGACCAAATGGGAGACCCAAAACAAAAGAAACCAAAATCAAATAAACAAGATTGGCAAAAGCCTCATCTTTGTAAAAAGTGTAAGGCTTTAGTCTCGTTGTTTATATGTCCTTATTGTGGAGAAAGGTCAGTTTAAAATATGCCCAATAAACTTTATGTCGGAAATCTAGCTTGGAGTGTTAACAGCGAAACTCTCGGTGATTACTTTAAACAATGCGGTTCGGTAGTTAATGCCTTTGTGATTATGGATAAGGAAACAGGCAAATCAAGAGGCTTTGGGTTTGTGGAGATGGGAACGGATAAAGAGGCACAGAAAGCCATTGAGGAGCTTCATGGAACGCAATTAAGTGGTCGGGAACTTATTGTCAGGGGAGCAGTTCCCGAAGGTAGTTTAACTAAAGAGGGAATATCACAAACCGCTAAATCATTAGATGAATTTATAGAAACAGCAACTATCGGGACTGAGATGAAGTTCACGATAGGGAAAAAACAATTTACGCTCATTAGAAATTTAGATATTGGATAGGCTTTTGAATATTGGCTGATTAAAAACTGACCTATGCCAAAACCTGTCTATATCAGCTTTTGCGATTTGACTCACCTACAACAGGATATTATGAGGTATGTAGGGGAGTGGGTTCGTGTCGAAAAGACACCTATCCCTTTAAAAGAAATAATTGACCATATGAAGAAAGAGAAAGTTAAATCACCAACCGTAACCTTTGCTATTAAAGGGCTTTTACTTAAAGGTTATTTAAGGAGAGCTTGTATTATTAGTAATAAAACCTATTTTGTCCAGTTGAGGAGCATATGACATTTGATAATAACGAGTATTGGAAAAAAAGGATGGCTGACAAATCTAGAAGCATTGTCGGTCAGTTAAACATTGATTTTAAGGAGATATTTGATAATGCTACCCATATTAAGCTAAACACCAAACCCATTCTTAAACAGATGAAGGCTTGTTTAGAAGAATTTGAAAAGCTGTCAGTAATGATTGATAAAGCAAGGGAGGTGAAGAAGTGAAAGATTGGACGATTATCTTAATTTGTGTTTCCGTAAGTTTCATGATTGCTTGGTTAATGATGACTTTTGTGCCGAAGTTAATGTTAATTCTTTGAAAGGAGGTGAAGAATGGATAAAATATATCAATGGCAAAAACCTCGTAGTAAAAGGTTTGTATATCATATTGGGGTAATAAATAAGGATAGGAAATGGTTTGAAATTTGGAAACCAGAGTATTATGACAAATATTATTACTTGAAAGTTAAAAATGGTTATGTAGTTGTAGGAGAGGAGGTGAAAGAATGAGTAAAATGAATGAGACAAAGTGTAAACACGATTTTGAAATATTAGATAAACAATTTGACTATTGGGATGGATTAGAATCATTTATTATATTTTGTCGCCGTTGTGGTGAATTTAGAAAAGTTGAAATAGAAGGAAATGATATTTATATAAAGAAAGGAGGTAAATAATGCCAGAAGACCAAATCCCAGGACAAAGCCCAAGACCGCAAATGCCAATGGGAATGGATTTCCCAACCGCCCTTAAAGGAGTTATTAGTGGGAAGATAATGACCCGATTAGAGTGGATAACCAAACAGATTCCCGATTACGGAATACTAGACGGCGGTTATCTCAAACTCCATAAGCCGGATGGTTTCCATGTCTGGATGGTTTCAGACGGAGACTTACTTGCTAATGATTGGGTGATTCAAGATATGCCAGTAATGAAGATGAATTAAAGGTTGCCTTTCATTAAAACTAAATGTTAGAGTATAGTTAATCCAAACTCTTAAGGGAACGGAGAAACTATGACTAAAACTTCTAAACATCCTGGAGGCAGACCAGTAAAGTATAGCGAACTTGATGAGTTCCAAAAAAAGATAGACGAATACTTCGATTTTTGTGATGCCCGCACAAAAGAAATCCATAGTGAAAAGAATGGAGACTTAATACTCCCCGACCCAGAACCCTACACCATGAGCGGATTGGCTTATGCTCTAAATCTAAGCAGACAAGGACTGATTGATTACAGCAAGAAGGATAAGTTTTTTGACGCAGTAAAAAGAGCTAGGAATAGGGTTGAGAAGGATATTGAGAGAAGAATGAACGATAAAAACACCTTTACTCCTGGTCTTATCTTCAACGCTAAAAACAACTTCGGCTGGAAGGATAAAACAGAGACAGATATAACTACTGGAGGCAAACCACTTCCTATTATGGGCGGTTCATCAAATGTTCATAACAACACAAGCATACCAGAAGATAAGCCGACTAAATAAACGGATAAGAGGAATATCAGGTGGAACTTCGGCTTCCAAAACCATCTCCATTCTCCAATGGTTAATTGATTTTGCCCAGACTAACGAACACAAGGTTATCTCCGTTGTCTCCGAATCAATGCCTCACTTAAGAAAAGGGGCGATGAGAGACTTCTTAAACATAATGAAAGAGCATAACTATTTCAAGGATAGTCATTGGAATAAAACCGAATCAACCTATACTTTTGAAACAGGAACGATTATTGAATTCTTTGGCGTTGAGAGTTGGGAAAAGGTTAAAGGGGCAAGAAGGGATATTCTATTTATTAACGAGGCAAACCATATAACCTATGAAACCTATACTCAACTGGAAGTCAGAACTAAGGGGATTATCTGGCTTGATTGGAATCCTGAGATGGATTTTTGGTTTTACAGCGATGTTAAACACTTGGATAATGTAGACTTCTTAACCTTAACTTATAAAGACAATGAAGGACTGGACGAAAACATTATTAGGGCGATTGAAGCCCGCAAAGGTAATAAGAATTGGTGGCAAGTCTATGGTCTGGGTCAATTAGGGGTGGTAGAGGGCAGAATCTATCGGGATTGGGCGATTATAGACGAGATACCCCACCAAGCACAGCTTAAGCGGTATGGGCTTGATTTCGGCTATTCTAATGACCCTACGGCGATTGTGGCGATTTACTACTACAATGGGGGATATATCTTGGATGAGATTACTTATTTAAACGGATTGGTTAATGTTGAAATTGCTGACATTCTTAAGAACATTACACCAGCCATGATAAAAGCGGATAGTGCTGAGCCAAAGAGTATTGAGGAGATTAAAAGATATGGGTTAAATATCCAACCAGCCAAGAAAGGTAAGGATTCGGTTAAACAAGGGATTCAATATGTTCAAGGCCAGAGAATCTCTGTCACCAAACGAAGTCTTAATCTCTTAAAAGAATACCGCAACTATTTATGGCAGACAGACAAAGAAGGGAAGATAATTAACGAACCACAGGAGTTTCTAAATCATTTAATGGACGCCATTAGGTATGGTTTTGACGGATTCTCACCGACAGGGTATAAAATGCCAGGAGATGTGGGGGGAGTAAGGCCGTTCTTTGAAAAATTACCAGGTTAGTTGACTTAAAATAATTTGATAGTCTTTAATTAAACTATGGCTGAAGAAATCACCATTGAGAACCCAGAATTAACCATGCTTAAACTCAATAAAGAGTCTGGTTATAACTATCGTGAAAGACGGCAATCGGATTGGGATGAAAACTATCAGTTATATCGGGATAAGGTCGTTATCAATCGTTTAACCCAGCGTCAATCAGTTAATCTTCCGATAATGAAAATGGGTATCCAAACTCTTTTAAAAGATGTGGACGATATGCCCGTTCTTTACTTTGAGAACTTGGATAACGATAAACAAGCGGAAGTCTTTAAAAACGAATACTGGAAATATACTTCGGTTGAAAACAAAATGGAAATCAACGACATTGTTGACAAAAAACAGCAATTCTTATATGGGCGGAGTTATGACCAATGGCAGATAATTGACGGCAAGATAAAACAAACGATTCAAGACCCGAGGGATATTTTAGTTGACAGATATTCCGACCCAACTGACCTTAATTCTTCAAGATTCCTCATTCATACTCATATTTTCGTGCCTTTGTCTTATTTGGAAGGTAATTCCGATTATGACCAAGAAGCAGTTGCTAGACTAAAAGTATGGTATGGGACAGAATCAGGATTAATTAAACAGGCTTCCAACCAGAAAATGCTTACCGAGAAGAATAAGAAGATGGCGGATATGGGGTTATCTGATGTTTATAGCCCTATCTTGGGAGAAACTTATGTTGAGTTGACACTTCACTTTGTTTATCGTCCAGATGGTAAAGACGAACAGCTTTATTTATTCGTAGAAGTTGATGATATGGAAATCCTAATGAAAAAACCTTTAGAAGAAGTTATTGGTAAAACTAAAGACAATTTCTGGCAGAATCATTTTCCTTATGTTAGCTGGGCTGGGGATGTGGAAAGACAAGATTGGTATTCTGACGGAGTAGCTGACATTATGAGAACTCCTAACAAAGTCCTTAACTCTTGGTTCTCTCAGTTGGTTGAGAATAGAACCTTGAGAAACTTTGGGATGAACTACTATGATTCGACTTTAGAAGGATTTAACCCTCAAACCTTTGAAGCACGGCCTTTTGGTTGGTATCCTCTCCCTGGCAAGCCAGCAGATGTTTTCCAAAAAGTTGATATTCCTGATTTATCCGAATCGTTAGACGAAATGAAATTCCTAATTGAGATGACCGAAAGAGGGACAGGAGCAACTTCAACCCAACAGGGAGTTCAGACCGAAAGGCAGATTACTTTAGGAGAGGTTCAATTAGCGTTGGGGGAAGCCAAAGAACGGATTAAAGGGTTATCTAAGTTCTATACTCAGGCTTGGAAAGACAGAGGTTTAATCTTTGAGAAGTTAATAGAAGCCGCCCCTGAGAAGCTGGACGCAGTTAAGATTCATAAAGAAGGGCGTAATACCCAAGATATTTATACCAGAGAGATTTCACCTAAAGACTGGATGACTAAATCTGGTTATAGATGTAAAGTTTGGTCTCAAGACGAGAAGAAAGTTCAAGACATGGATTCCTTACAGAAACTTCAAGTAGCCAAAGCGATTATGCCAATGAACCCGAAATTAGCCGAGATTCAAAAGAGAAAGATTCTAGAGTTCGCTGACCTTTCTCCTGATGATATAAACGCCGTGATGGAGATAGAACAACAGCAACAAGAGGCCATGATGGGTATGGGTATGGGTATGGGGCAACCTCAAGTGCCAGGACAATCAATAACACCTAACATTATGCCTAATCAAGGAGTTCAAGTATGACGATTACTGATGTTTTAGAAAAACTAAACCTTAAATATGATGATTTAACCAAAGAAGAGAGGGATACTTACCATTCCTGGCTGGAAACCTTATCTCAGAAAAGGATGAGTTTAGAGGATGTTAAGAATTATGTTATCTCCTGTAAAGAAGCGGTAGAAGATAAGTTAGCTGAAGAGCCAGAGTTTATCCGTATCTTCCTTTTCAAAGTTCAAAACAGGAATCAGATTCTCTTAAAGGCAAGATTAAAGAACTATCTATTATTAGAGGGTTTCCTATCAACCCCTGAAAAGGCTAAAAAGGCTTTGGAACGGACAATAGAG